GTTTTAGTCATACTCTTACAAAGTTCATCTGCGTATTTCAACAGCAACACCTTGATATCAAGCTCAGCAAGTGATCCTTTGTCTATCAAATCTTTTGTTGTAGTAACTTTAAATATTCGACCAAACAAGCCTTCCAATACGAGTTGGTGTGTTTGCGTCCCATCAAGTGTACCTGTAGTTCCTATCCTATATTCGGCATCTCTTAATTTACCGAGGATTGATGTTAATGACTTGGCCTTAAAATTATGCGCTTCATCTCCTACAACCATACCAAATTGTTCAAACCATTTACCCGGCATTTTATAGATTGACTGCCATGTACTAATAATGATTCTTTCATTGTCTGCAAACTTTGGACGACCTGAATAAATCCTATGCATAGTACTTTCATCAAAGCCATCATCATATTGTGAGTAATCTGCAAAGTCGCTATACATTTGTTGGACCAATGACGTAGTAGGTACAACAATCAATATCTTTTTATTATAATTTTCAAGGTAATATCGTGCCATACAATAGATAATGAGTGACTTCCCAGATGCAGTAGGAGAAAGTAAAAGAGAGCCTTTCCTCGAGAGCCCGTGTTCGATAGCAGCTCTCTGGTAATCGCGTACCTCAATCTTATCGCCTTTGGATGTGAGTGTGAGGTCATGCAAAAATCCCATATCGATTTCTTGATTCGTGTTTGGATAGCCGTAATATGAGTCATGCTCAAGCTCAATCTTATATCCTCTTCCATCAACTGCTGCAAACTCTTCAATGTAATCGTATAGGCCCGCATATAGCTCACGAGTCTGCGTATTGAAAAGCCGAATCTTTCCGTCCCACATTTTATTACGATATGCAGGCATAAACTTATACCCTGGCACGTAAAACGTGAAGAAGTCACTTAACTCATTAAGAGTTGAAGCCTCTCCGTCAATCGTGATATGAGCGTGGTTTTTCTTTTTAATTTTTAAGGTAGACATTAGACACCGGAGGTAAACTTACGCCATTCAATCATGTTCTTAATAGTTTGGTGCCTCCACTTAATGCTTTCCATTATTTCTTTGAGTGTTTCTACTTGAACCTTGAGTAGTTCAATCTTTGCTTGTGCTTCTTGAATATGCTGATCTGAATCATAATAGTAATCCATTTCACCTTTCAAGATCTTTAATCCATCAAGTGGATCGTAATTCCATCCTAACTCATCAATCTGTGCTTTACTCATTTTACCATTGTACCATAGCCACTTATTACGAAGCAGGACTTTAAAGTCAAGTTCTTTTTTCTTGTGTTGTAGCTTTGCGTGTGAGTGAAGTTCAAGATATTTTGAATGTAACCTAGCAGCATCTCTTGATGCTTCATCTAGATTCATCTCATCGATCTGAGAGTCACGTTTCCATAATTCATGTATTTCGTCAAGTGTCATAATATAGTCCTAAAGTTTTATTTATTTAAACTTATAATAGCTGTATTGGAATGAAGCTACAGCTGTAAGATATTCGATATCCGTAACATTAGTTGAGAAAGGCAAAGAGCTCAATGAGATTGGATATGCATCTGCAAATATGATTTCCTTTGCAACATTGTTATGACTTGTCAAAATCTGCAATGTAAGATCTCTTGTCTTTCGTATGTTATATGCATTGCCAGATTTAGGTGAGTCATTTTCAATTACAAGTCCTAAAATCCAGTCATGAATTTCTTTATAATTGATAAGATCTTCGTCAATCAAAAACGCAATCTCAAGTGGAGCGTAATCAATTTTATCCGGCATCATTGCAATATTTCTTTGCTTGTAGTTGGCCGGTGCACCTTGTGCTGAAACGTCAGGAAGTGCTGCAGTTTGCACAAAATATTGCGCATTTTTGTATTTCAAACTATCGATGAGAAGCCTAAACCCTGACGGATTTACGAATGCTGTTTGATCCTGTGTAGGTGCTACGTAGGAATCAGTAAAATTGACTGTAGTATTATAAGGCATTAGTCCTCCTCATAGATAAAAGATGCGCCTACATCTTTCTTGTGTTTATTTTTCCGCCAGGCCATATACATCTTGATACGTATCGAACATGTCTTGAGCCATAACTTCATGGCCTTTTTCATTTGGATGAAAGTCTGCATCTCTATAGTTCTTTTCTTTTGTTCCACGTCTTATTATATATGCATCTCGATCTAGTGACAAGTTGTGAAATTTAACATCATATGACATTCCACCTAGATGCTGCCAATACGGCCAACCAACATGATGTTCTGTTTCAATTTCAAATGCCCATTCTGAATCAAAAGATCGAGTTGGAAAACCAGAAAAGCAATCAATATAAAACTGTTTCAATAACCTAGGAGCATTTTCGCAGGCTTTAACATAATCATCTCTTGTTTTGTACTTGCGTTTTAATGCTGATCTAGTTCTATTTATATAAACACTTTCCCAAATATCACGAGAAATTGCTTCAACTTCCATATAATTTTCGTAGTTGTAATGTGCTAAAAGCTTTTCTAAGATGATTTCAGATACAGGCGCAATTGCATGGCTACAAATAAATTTGATTCCATTATCTTGGCAATACCTTTGCATGAAGTAAAAAGTTCTGAATGCAGTATGAGACATATGAGCAAGATAAAGCATATGATCAAAAGTAGATTCGCCTATAACTGCGTTTTTATATTGCCTTGACCTGCGTGCCATAAACTCAGGATCTTTTGTAGTTTCGGCAATCATTCTATTTTGCACTTCTGACAAAGTTACAACGTTTTGATTCCAGATGTCAAACCTATCCCAGCCAGACCAGCATATGAAAATAGCATCAGGCTTTCTTTTTTCGCCATATATTGTTTCAAGTATTATATTCCATATTCTTGGATTTCCTCCGCCCGACGTTCCACAATTATAAAATTTATTGTATCCAAGCTGACTTGCCAATACTTCTGGCCACTTGGCCCAGCTACTCGCGTCGCCATAGTCAGATTGAAAATAATGATCAGTGTAACTACAACCTCCGCAAATGATATATGGCTCATCTTTTTTACTTGAGACAAACCTATTGCCATAACGCATTTCTTCTTTTGAGCGTTGAACTTTAGAATATTGAGACTTCATACTTTTTACTCCACCTTTGGCCATCTTCCCAAGTATTGACCATAGGTTCACCTTTTACGTTCAATGATGTATTTAATAACATGGGACATCTTGTTGCTTTAAACCATTCTTCTAGGATCGGTCGTAGTATAGACTTACAGTCACGCTTCACGATTTGCACACGAGACGATCCATCTACATGAATAACTGACTTATAGTCATGCTTTGCTTTTGCAACATATTGCATATATTCATTCATTGGTCCTTCAAAAAGCTCAGACGCGTATTCTTCTAGTACCGCTGGTGCGAATGGCCTAAACTTTTGTCTTCTTTTAATGGTGTTAACCGTTCCTTTAACATCAATGCGGGGGTCAGCAAGAAGACTACGATTGCCAAGGGCGCGAGGGCCAAACTCAGCACGGCCATGAACCACACCACAAATACGGTGCTTAAGAAGATGTCCAGCAACTTCACGGGGATTGACGTCAACGTTGACATTTTTACCAAGATAAGGATCCTTCCATTTGAGGGGTTTATCGAGATATGCAGCCGCAGCCCCTAAACTTGCGCCTGCATCGCCTGGGTTCGGCATGATCCAGACTTTATCAAATAACCAATGTATCTTACTATTTACTACACAGTTGAGAGCTACTCCTCCACCATAACATAGGTACTTTGAGTATTCCCTTGCCTTTTGCATAATTTGCATAATCTTTTGTTCAATTAACCATTGTGCAGAAGCAGCAAGATCTTCATTGGCCGCGTTTGGAAATATATCACCACATCCTTTGTGTAAGTTGCGATGTAACGTATCTTCAAGATTATATATCGGTTCACCGAATGCAGCCATTCCCATTGTAATATACTCATCTTCCATAGGCTTGAGTCCAATCCTCTGCGTGATTGCAGAATAAAACAAACCAAGTGAGTAAGGATATTTTTGTGACCAAACTTTCTTTTTCTTATACCAAATCGAAACAGTGTCCCATTCACCTATCGCATCAACGACAACACACACTGGTTCTTCCGGCCACGGGCGGGTGTAGTACGCGCCTGCGGCGTGCGACCAATGATGAGATACAGATTTAAGATTGCCTCTCCACTTCATCTTTTGACCAGCATAAAGTCGTCGCGTATTCTTGAGAATTTGCTTCTCATAGAACACTTCAACTCCTTGATTCGGAGGCATATCGGGGTGTAAATTTTTGTCGTTTTTTATACGACTATATCGTTCTGCATGACCAGCATATATGATATTACCTTCCAAGTCAATAATCGTTTTAGCTGCATCATGAAATCCATAAGACAAACCGGTAATCATAAGTTTATTTATCACATAAAAAAAGGGAGGCCGAAGCCTCCCTCCTTCACTGGGGTGGTAATCCTATGAAAGGATGTTAGTTACCTTAGTGATTCTGTAGTATGGGTTAGTTCTAACCGCACCTACAGTACCGTCAACCGCCACAAACGGGTTAGCAATCATGCCGTAGCGTGTCTTGAAACCAATTTTTGGCTGGAAGCTGTTCTCACCAACTGCACGGACCATAGTAAGCGGTACGTATGGGCAGTAGAAGAGACCTGCGTCATATGGGTTTGGACCCTTATAACCTACGTTAACGTAGTCAGTGTTTGCATAAGGATCGATGTAGACCTTCATGCCACCTGAGATAGTACCGGCAAAAGTTGTACCAGTATCATCAATTGTCAGGCCAGCGTTGCCCTGAAGCGCAGGTGTATAGTCAAGCATGCCAGATGCGGAAAGAGCAGCAGCCACATCAGAAGAGCAGAGAAGGAAGTTACCTTTTCCTCTACGTGTTTCTTTTGCGATTACGTTAGCTTCTCTCATCAACTGGACAAGAAGACCTT